CCCGAGGTCCACCCCGCCGAAGGTCACCGTGTGGCTAGCCATGCGCCCCCGCCCTCTCCGCCCGGCTGACCCGGAGCTCCATCTCCTCCATGATGCGGCCGACGTCGGCCGTCTCGCGCACGACCACGCCGCCCATGTTGATCGTCGTGCCGCCGGAGCGCTCGGGCATCCTCTCCGCGATCGCGCGCGCGTAGCGGTCGAGGTAGCCGCCGTAGCTCGGCCACACGAGCTCTCCTCCGCGCTCGCCCACCATGGCGAGGGTCGGCGAGGACACGTAGCCGCCGCTGCCGTAGAACTTGATCTCCGGCAGGCGGAAGTTCGCCGGGTCCAGGCTGAAGCCGCCCTCGACGTGCAGGGTGGGGACGTGGACCTGGGAGAACATGTCCGCGAAGGCCTGCGGGATCGACGCGAGCCAGTCCCTTATCCTGCCGGGCAGGCCCGACACAGCCTCGCCTATGGCGTCGGCCGCCCTCCTCGCGGGCTCGGTGGCCGCGCCGAAGGCGTCCGCGAAGGCCTGCGGCACCGACGCCAGGGCGCCGGCGACCGCTCCGGGGACAGACCCGACGGCGTCGATCGCGCCGCCCACGAGGGACGACACGGACTCCGCCGCCTGGCCGAGGGCGCCCGCGACCGACTCCGGTATCGAGGCGAGGAGGCCCGCCACGCCCGCGACCGCGCCCGGCACCGTTACGGTGGCGAGCTCCACGACGCCCGAGGCGAAGGCCTGGACGGCCCCCGTGATCGCGTCCCAGGCGCCGAGGACGGAGTCCCTGAAGCCCTCGTTCGTGTTCCAAAAATACACGAGCACCGCGACCACGCCGGCTATGGCGGCGATGATGGCCGTGACGGGGCCGCCCGCAAGCGTCGCGAGGACGGCGCCGACGCCCTGTATGGACTGGATCATCCCCATTGCCGACACGAGGATGCCGAAGGCCGAGGACAGCGCCGTGACGGCGCCCGTGACGGCGCTCACCGCCTGGAACGCCATGATCGACGTCAGGACGCCCGTCGCGACGGGACCGATCCACCCGAGGTTGTCCGCCACCCACCCGAGGGCGCCGGCGAGCGCCGAGAGCGCCGCCGTGACGACGGGGACCGCCGCCCGCGCGAGCCCCGCGAGCGCCTCGGCGACCTGCGTGACCACCGAGACGACCTTGCCCGTGTCGAGCTCCGGCAGCTGGATGCCGACCTTCGAGAGCGTGCGGGAGGCCGTGTCCCAGACCTGCCCGAGGACCTTCGTGATCAGGGGGACGAGCGTCTGCCCGACCCGCTCCATGACCGCCGGCAGGTTCTCGGCCACGCGGTCGAATATCGTGAGGACCCTCGGCACGGCGTTGTCGGCGAAGGTGCCGATCGCGTCGAGCAGCTGCTGCGTGAGCTGGCCGACGTCCGCGTCGTCCGCCGCGATCCCGACGAGCCAGTTCTCCCACGCGGCCTTGGCCATGGACGCCGCGCCCTGGATCGTGGTCGCGGCCTCCCTCGACGTGGTGCCGACGATTCCGAGCTGCTCCTGTATGTCGTGGATGGCCCTGATCTGGTCGGCGAACGAGTCCATCACGAGGTCGCCCGCGCGCCCCTGGGCCCTCTCGTACTCGTTGGCGTCGTCGATGAGGCGCGCCATCTCGTCCTTGGTGCCGCCATACAACGTGTTCGCCACGGGTCGTCGGCCCGTGACCGCCCCTCCATGGGGGACTGCTGCATGTCGCCATGCAGTTCAGACTATCTCTTGGCGCCCTCGCGCCCCTCGCGCTTCCGCGCACTTGCGCGTACTCTACTCGCTTCCACGGTCGCCCGCGTGCTTTCGATAGTCGTTACACGTTCCCGGCCCCTGTGCGGTGGCCGGGCTTCGCACGGTGTCGCCTACGCCGCCAGGGGCAGGGTTTCACCGTTTTCACGAGGTTTATACTGGGCAATGGTATGGCACTGTCTACCCAGTTTCAGGTTATCTAACATCGTGTAGTTTTGCTTCGCGAACCCCTGGTAGGCGTGCTGGATCATCTCCACGTCCGTGCCCATCTTGTTCGCGTTGTCTCCCATGTCCACGATCGCCTGGTTGCCGAGCTCGGCCGCCTCGGCCACGTCGCCGCCGAGCGACTGGCGGAGGCTCGCGGCGAAGCTCGTCACCTGCTCCATGTACTTGTTCGCGGACACGCCCGCCGCCTTGTACGCCTGGGACGCGTACTTCTGCACCTGCGGGGCCGCGTCCCCGAACAGCGTCTTCACACCGTCGGCGAGCTGCTCGTAGTCCGAGTAGGCGTCGAACGCGGCCTTCGCGGTCGCGCCTATCGCGGCCTCCATCGCGGCGGCCTGCGCGGCGACGCCCGCCATGGCGGTCCCTATGCCGCCGCCGAGCAGCTGCTCGAAGCCCCGCATCGAGGGGACTATCGAGACGTAGGCGGTGCCGGCCTCAGCGTTGGCCATCGCCACCCCCCTCCCAGAACGCCTCCCACTCGGACGCCGGTATGGCCCCCGAGCCGACGCGCTCCCTGTCGTCATCCACCCCGGGGCGCGGTATGCGCCTCGGCCTGTCGAGCCTCTCCCTGGTCGCGGACTGCGCCACGACGTACTGGAGGTTCCTGAGCTCGTCCACCACGCCAGCGAGCAGCCAGGGGACGATCTCCCGCCTCGCCCACTCCCAGCGGCGCCAGGCCTCGTCGCCCCCGGCGTCCCTCGCGACGAGCGAGGACTCGGGCAGGTGGCGGACGAAGGCCAGAAGCGCCCTCTCCGGCAGGGCGTGGCCCAGGTCGGAGAGGGTGAAGCGCGTCCTGGTCATGAGCTCGTACTCGAGCGCCTCGCCGTGCTCGCGGACTACTCGGGCGAGGCCGAGGGTTCCCCCATGTCGGGCGCCCCGGCCTCCACGCGACGCTCCTTCCACTCGGTCATGATCGCCGTGAGGGTGATGTCGTCGAGCTCGTCCACCACGGGACCCAGGTGCGGGCGAAGGAACTCGACGAACCAGTCGAGTGCCCCCTCGCGGTCACTCCCTCGGTCCGTGGCCTTGCCGATCTGCTTCATCTCGGCCTGCGTGAGCGTGTAGGGGACCTTCCTGACCGTGCCGTCGAGCATCACGTCGAACGTCGGCCGCATGGCCCCGCTGTTGATCTCTATCATTTCGTGACCACTCCGTCATCCGTGTATATGTATACGTTCACCTCGTGCTCGTCCGGGTAGGTCGTGAGCGTGATGGGCAGCTTGACGGCGTCGTTGGCCACGAACTTCAGCTCGTCCACGCTCGTCACCTGCCCCAGCGGGACGACGATCCGCATGCGGGCCTTCCCGTCCTTCAGGTTCACGACCCACGAGCGCACGGGCGGCAGCTCCGCCATCACGTCGAGCTTGATCCGCTCCCCGTGGGCGGCCGTGGCCTTCTCAACGTGGACGCACCCCTCGCCGAACGCGTGCCCGAGCGACTCCTTGCTCATCTGGCTCTCGGACCAGCTCAGGGCGGCCTTGAACTTCTCCAGGACCTCCCGGATGGTCTTGAGCGACCAGTCCGGGATCTCGGTGGTCGAGCGGTCGATCGCCACCGTCACGCCGTCCTTGTCCACGTAGCCCGAGGACGAGAACTTCCCGTCGAGCTGCGCGGTCGCGCTCTCAGGGAGCGGGGTCCCCACGGGCGCGTCGAGGATCGCGCCCGTGACCATCTGGTCGGGCGCCCCCACGAGGACCTTCGATACGTCGAGGCTCATATTGGCCCCTCCTGTTCCTTGTCGTCAGTCTGTCAGCCTCACGTCTAGCGACACCGTCACCTGCCAGACGAACCACCCGCCCTCCTCGCGCCCGTAGCTGAGGACCTCCGGCGTCCCCATGGCGTTCACGTGCGGGTCGTCCATGGGCATGGTCACCGTCGCTATCGCGAGCATGTTCGCGAGCTCCTCCGCCTCGTCCTCGGAGTCCGCCCAGAGCTGGAACGAGATCTCCGGGGAGTCGTGGGGCCACGCGAGCTCGCCGCCCGTGCGCTCCACGACGCAGAACGCGCCGAACTCCCGCGCGTCCGGCGGCGGGTACGTCACGGTCCGCATGCCGAGCACGCGTCTCGCCCACGCGATCGAGCACTCCATCGAGGAGAACATCAGCGGCCTCCCATCGCCTTCCTGAGCGTGTTGTGCCGGAGGTTGGACCTCGCGGCGTGCATGTCGGCCGTGTAGACGATGGCCCTCACGCGCCTGGCGCCCTCCTTGGCCCTGAGGCCGTAGGCGGAGGCGTCGTACATCGACGCGGCCCTCGCGCGGATCTCCTCGCCCCTGGCGAGGCAGAGCGCCCTCGCCGCCGGGGACTTGAGCACCATCCGTGGGAAGGCCCTGTCGGGGACGAACCGGACCCTCTCAGCCATCCTGTCTCCCGAGCTCGACGCGCGTGTCCCAGGGACCCCTGACGGTCCCGGGCGGGTAGGGCCTCGGGTCGCCCACGACGTCGAGCCAGTCCCTGCCGTCGAGGCTCACGCGCCCGCCCCTGAGGGAGAGCCCGTGCCCCCTGGGCAGGTGCGCCGTGGCCGTGACCGAGGCGCCCTCCGGCCTGTCCGTCCCGAGGCCTGCCGGGGCGCCCGGCGCCCAGAGGCAGCCGGGGACCCTGACGGGCGCCGAGAGCTCCCTCCGGTCGTTGCCGAGGCGGTCCGGGATGGTACGCACGCGCGTCCTCACGAGCAGCGTCACCGTCGGGTACCTCATCCCAGCCTCCCCATGACGTGGCCCGCCCACGACGCGTCGATGCCGAGCAGGCGCCGCTCGAAGGCCGTGAGGAAGAGGTCACCCGATGGGTTGGCGAAGGACACCGACCCGCTGTAGGGGCTCGCCGCCCACGACTCCTGCGTGACGCCCTGCCCGGACTCGCCGGCCTGCATCATGCGGGCCGTCGCCTGGCAGCAGACGAGCCGGAGCACCTCCGGGTCCACCGTGGCGACGTCGCACGACGCGCGGATCGCCGCCGAGACGGCGGAGAGCAGGGCGCGCGCCCTGCCCTCCATGGAGGTGTCGTAGCCCACCCAGAAGTGCGCCAGGTCGCCGGGCGTCGCCAGCGGGTCCATCAGGCGGCCTTGAGCACGGCGAAGCCCTTGGGGTCGAGGACGGCCCATCCGTAGACGAGCTCGACGCGGTAGGCGACGTGCCCGAGCTTCTTGAGGTCGCCGTTGCCGTCCGGGTCGCCCATCGTGATGATCTCCATCGAGATGTCGCGCACGAGGCCCCAGCGGATGAGGTTGAAGGCGCCCAGGATCGCGAGGACCTTCGTCGGCACCTTGGCCCTGGCCCCGTTGACCGTGCTGGAGGTCGCGGCGGCGATGCCGTCGAAGTTCCCGACCCTCAGGTTGAGCGGTATCTCCGGGTACAGGCGCTGGCCCGTGGCCTCGACGCGGATCTTGCGAAGGCTGTTGGCGAAGCCCTTCGAGAGGGCGATGCCCGTCACGTCCCAGTCCTCGTTCACCTTCTCGACGAGCGCGTCCACGTCGTCCTGGGGCTTGGCGGTCGCGGTGACGGAGTTGGCCCCGGCCGTGAGGGCCGTCATGCCGGCCGCCACGGTGCCCTTGCTCGGGTCGATCGCGTGGTAGACGCCGTAGTCGAGACCGCGCCCCACGGCCGCCGCCGCCGAGTCGGTCACGGCGTCCACGATCTGGAGCTGGTTGTCCTCGTCGGCCCACCGCACCTCGTCGGACAGTCGGATGGTCACGTGCGCCTTGTGGCGTCCCATGGGCACCGGCTTGAACTTCGCGTCCATGGAGGAGTGCTCGCCGCCCTCGGCGACCCACTCGGCCTCGGGCTCCTCCGTGAACACCATCGTGTCCGCGTCCGCGAAGATGAGGGGCGTCGCCGGGCTGAGCGTCTGGATCGTCGAGGCGTCCCTCGCCTTGCTGACGATGCCCTGCGCCACCTCCTTGGGTAGGGTTATCTTGTCTGTGGTCATTCCTGGCATGTCTGCTCCCGTCCGGTCCCTCCGGGACCCGTCACTGCCCGCCGCCGAACATCAGCCTGGCGAGCTCCCTCTTGGCCGCGTCCTCGTCCGAGGCCCCCCGGCCGTCGAACCTCCCGCTCCCCGGCGCCTGGGGCGCCGTCCTCGGCTTGGCGTACTCGGCGACCGACTTGGCGAAGTCGCGCATCTCGTCCTCGGTCGTGCCGCGCACGAGCGAGGCGGGCACGCCCGTCTCCTTGGAGACCTTCGCCACGAGCTCGTCGCGGGCCCGCTGGTCGCGAAGCCCCCTCGCCTCTGCCTCGGCCTTGTCGGCCCTCTTCGCCGCCTTCTCAAGGTCGGCGACGGCCTTGTCGCGCGCCGCCCTGACCTCGTCGTAGTCCGCGAACGGCTCGCGCGCCTTGCGCTCGGCGCGCTCGATGCGCTCCTTGATCGCGGCGTCGAACGCCTCCTGCGTCTCGATCGGCTCGAATTCCATGTCTTCCTCCGTGTCCCGCCCGCTCGGGCGTCTGCGAGCCGGTCTTGTCCGCTCCCGGCGGCGTTCGCCACGGTCCCCGCCCGTGGCGGCGTGACGGGGCGCTGTCGCCCCTGGTGTGGTTGTCTGCTCAGCTGGTTCGGCTAAGGACCCTCGCGACGTCCGGGTGGGTCCCGTCCGCGAGCCCCGAGAGGTCATGCCCGAGGGCCTTCCCCAGGCGCCTGAGGAGCGACCCGACGGTGTCGTCGTAGCTGCCCTCGCCCCTCTCGTATGCCTCCCAGGCGGAGTCCAGGCCCCGCCGGACCCTCTCGGCCAGGTCTGCGGCGCGCCCGATGCCGGTGCCCTCCGACGAGTCCGAACAGGCGGCCTTGAGTGCCTCGCGCTGCGCGGGCGGGATGTCGTAGCCGTCGACGTCGAGGAGCCTCTCGCGGAGCCTCCGGCACGCGGCCGGGTCATATCCCTCTATGGACGTGCGGCCCCTGCGGCCGGGCACGACGACGCAGTCGCAGTTCCGGTGCACGCCGTGGCTCCCGCGCGCCGTTACCTCGCTGTGGTAGACGAAGCCGCGCCCGGCGAGCATCAGGCAGAACCCGCACGTCTCGCCCCCGCCCGGGACGCGCGCGTAGCGCACGCCGCCACGGTCGCAGTTGCGCACGGTGTTCTCGTACGCGCTCCGACGGGCGTAGTAGCCCCCGAGCCTAGACGTCGCGCCCTCGAAGGAGCCCCAGTCGGGCTCGTCGGCCGCGATGCGGGACGCGTAGTACCTGACCTTATCCTCCATGGCCCCCGGGTCGATCACCCCGTCGAACATCCGCGACGCGGCGTCGATGCCCTCGGCCTCGCATATCTCGTCGAACAGCCGGGCCGAGAGGGCCTGCGCCGTGTCCCCGAAGACGTCCACGGCGTCCCCGAGTATCCCCACGGCGGCCTCCCGGGCCTCGGCGACTGGCAGGCCCCGGGCCTCGGAGGCGAGCCGGCGCCTGACGTACCTCTCGGCGTCTTTCTGGACCCTCCCGAGCGCGCTACGGTAGCGCTCCTGCGCCGCCCGACCTATCAGCATCCCCGCCTCCCAGCACCGTCGTCGCGCCCTCCCTGGCCTCCGCCTTCCGGCGGTCGCTCCTGAGCTGCGCGACCTGCTCCTCGTCGTAGCCGAGCTTGCGCAGCGCGACGTCGGAGGACGCGAGCCACGGTATGGCCGATATCTGCTTGGACATGGCGTCCGCCATGCTCACCTCCGACGGCGTCGCCGGGCTCGCGAAGTGCACCATCGGGCTCCCCACGGAGGCCATGGCCTCGCCGAAGGGCTGCTGCCTCTCGGAGGCAAGCGCCATGACGCAGACGTCGGCCAGGGAGCGCTTGAGGCCCTCCACGTACGCCTGGATGTCCACGACGGCGTCCTCCTTGCCCATCCATATCGCCTCGGCGCTCGACGGGTTGTCCGACACGATGCCGAGCGAGGAGAGCGGCACGCCGGTGCTGCCGCTGAACTGCGCGGCGAGGTCGCGGAGGTACTCCGTGTGGGGCTGCATCGAGAGCTGGGCGAGCTGGCCGAACGTCGGAACCTGCCCCTTTCCGTTCGACGTCGCGGCGAAGATCGACCCGATGAAGGCCGCGAAGGGACTGTCCCTGATCTTCTCGGCGGCCGTCTTGTCGGCGCCCAGGAGGAACTTCTGCGGGGCGGCCGCGAACGCGGCGGCGGCGGTCATGTTCATCATCTCGCGCTGCGCGTCATCCACGAGGCTCATGACCGTGCGGGTGATGCGGGAGCGCCCGAAGGGCCTCTCCAGCGTCGGGTGGTACGCCACCTGGACCATGGGCACGCGCCCCATGCCGTGCGGCATGACCTCGGCCGACCAGGCGCCGCCGTCGGACCTGAGGACGACCATGCGGTCGTCCGTGAGGGCGTAGGCGAGCGTCGGCACGCGCCTCGGCGAGCCGGGGCGCCGCCTCGTCTCGACCACGACCAGGCCCGCGCGGATGCGCTTCCTGGCCGCGTCCCAGAGCGCCGAGGCTGCCGTGGCGGGAAACCCGCTCACGACGGTCCGGGGCTCCCCCAGGCCGGGGTCGCCGGACGTCACGGCGAGGAAGGCGCACGAGTGGCGGAGCGCCGAGGACGCGACCTTGTGCACGAGGTTTCGCATGTCGTTGGCGGCGAGGACCGACGCCAGCGCCTCGGTGTCGCCGTCGTCGGCGCAGGTGACGCCCTCCCACTGCACGCGGCCGGCCCACCAGTCGACGCACTTCGCGGCCCAGTCCACGCGCGGGTCGAGCCTCCTGGCGATGGCGGGCGTCACGGAGACGCCGAGGTCCTTCACCCGCACGTGGCCGAGGTAGTAGCGGTCGCGAAGGACGTTCCTCGGCCACCTCCGGTGCCACTCGTCCACGAGCTCCAGGACGAGCCTTGCGTCACTCGCGGTGAGGCCCGACGCGGAGGCCATCTGCCTCGATATCAGGGCGCTTGCCATCAGAAGAAGACCTCCATCTCCTCGTCGTCGGTCGCGGTCGGCCTCGCGGCCCACAGGGCCAGCGCCGCAGCCTCGGCGGGCGTCGGGTCGTCTCCGCCGAAGCCCCAGCCGCCGCCGGAGCCTATCGGCCTCCTCGTAACGGAGAGCACGCTCGCCGTGAGCCGGTCCTCGGGAGCGTCGTCGGGCCCGTACCACGACAGGTCGCGCTCGCGGACCGAGTTGAGCATCCCGGAGGAGGCCGAGATGACGTCTGCCGGCGTCGGGGTGACGAGCTCGCCCTCGAAGTCGGGGTCGAGCTCGATCCTGTCTCGCAGCGCCTGCGCCCCCGACTTCCCGTCGATCGCGATGGGGACGCCTTGGTTTGCCAGGGCGAAGTCCCTGAGCCAGGCGGTCCCGCGATTGGTCCCCCTGCACTCGATCAGCTCGACGTAGGGCACCTCTGCCATGACGCAGGCGCACAGGGCGACCTCCGCGCCGCTCGCGCCGAACTTCACGCCGAACGCGGACGCGGCCCCCGTGGGCGCGTCGGCGGTGGAGCACGCCTCCCACTCGCCCGGGTCGAAGACCCTCTCGGCGGCCTTCTCGACGGGTGCCCACCAGCCGAGGCGCTCGCGCGCGAAGCCCTCTACCGACGCGTTCGCGAACTCCTCGCGCGTGAACTCGATCGACAGGCGCGTCCCCATGGCCGGGTTGGTCTCGTAGACGAGGTCCTCGACGTCATCGAACGTGGAGTCGGGTGCGGGGAGGTCCTTGACGGACCACTCGTGCCACGCGGTGTGCGGCGTCGGGTCAGAGAGGGCCCGCCTGCGGGTCCTGCCGAAGACCTCGCCCGGGCAGTTCGGCCCGGGCGGCGTCCCCATGTAGAGGACGAAGCGATCGGTCTCCGAGGCGCCGAGCGTGAAGAGGAGGGCCTCGACCTGCTCGTCGGTGAGCTCCTGGGCCTCGTCGTAGACGATGTGCGATATCTTCTCGAATCCCCTGGCGGCGCTGCGCGAGCGCGCCGAGTACTCGATCGAGGCACCCTCGACCTCGCCTATGTGGTCGGGGTGCCAGAGGTAGATTCCCTCCTCGCCGTTCGTGAAGCGTATCTGCCTCACGAGGGCGAGTATCTCCGGGTGGCGCTTGTCCGTGAAGACCTTGACCAGGCGCCGAAACACCTTCTTGCACGTCTTGACCCGGTGCGCGGTGTGCAGTATGTTGGCCGCCGGGTCCGTCACGAGCAGGTAGAACTCGAGCGCCTCGACGGCGCCGTTCTTGCCGTTCTGCCTCGGGCAGGCGAGGCCTGCGGTGAGGACGAGCAGCCTGCCGTCGGCGTCGCGCGAGAGCCACGCGTCGAGAAGGCGGTCCTGCCACTCGTCGAGCTCGAACCAGTACGCGCGGCAGAGCTCCGACGCGTCGGGGCCCTCGCTGTAGGCGGCGCCGGGCGGCGCGACGGCCAGGCGCGGGACCTGGCTGCCGGTGCGCCTAGCCGGTCCTGCGCTCGCGCCTCCTGCCCTGTATGACGTGGAGGGTGCTCTCGCCACCACCTGACGCCCCTCCCTCGCTCGCTCCCGACGGCGCCGTGCGGTCGAACGCGAGTCCCATCTGCGTCTCGCGTGCCCTCAGCTCGCCCAGCCTCGACAGGTCGCCGTCGTACCAGACGGCCATGTGCACGAGGGCCGTGTCGAACAGGTACTGCCATGCGCGCGCGTCCCACGGGTCGGTGACGGGCGAGTCTCGCCAGGCCCTGAACCACCTCTTGGTCTCGGCGCACCAAGGCTGTCCCTCGACCTTCGGCAGGCTCGGCTTGCGGGCCATCTCCCGTCACCCCCCTCTCTCACGTCCTGATCGACCGGCTAGGACCCCGACCTGCTGCCACCGCCGGCAGACCGGCCGTTGAATCGGCCACGGACTCGCGAGGCGAAGTTTCGCACGGCGTTGCGGATGCGGTTGATCATGTCCTCACCTCCCCTCCATTCCCCTCCATATGAGAAGACCGCCCTGTCGGACGGTCCGGTGACTCGAGTGCCCTGCTCTGGGTGACGCTAGCGCACGGACCTCATCCATGCGCACCCGTCCACGTAGAGACGGCCGAACCTCATGAGACGGCGGGTGCGCAGGAAGTTGTCGAGCTCATCATGGCTGCGAAACCACACGCAGACGTAGTCGTCCGTGTCGGTGAACGTACGCCCGCCGGGACTTGCGGACTCGATGTGAGAGAGCATGCAGTCTGCCTCGGCGAGGCTGTCAGCCTCCAGGTCGTCTGTCTGCGCGAGTGTCATGAGGGGCGAGCGCGCGAGGCGGCCGAACCGAGGTTCGGCGGGGCGTTGGGCCCTGCGGCCGTCACATGAGGGCGCGAAGGCAGCCTCCACGACGTCGCCGGAGACGATCCTCCCGTCGCCGACGAGTTCGCGCCACTTGTCATGTCCACGCCGGTCGCCGAAGCACACGCACATGACGGAGTTCCCGTCGGTGGCGACAGCCCGTCTCCTCGCCTCGGCGCGGTTCCTCCTAGCGTAGTCGCTCTCACCAGCCTTGGCGTCGACCCTGTTGATGGCAGACTTGGAGAGCGCCTCGCCCCGCACGAGCTCAACATCAACCAGCGGAAACCAGCGCCTGAGGTAGGCGTAGTCATCAGGAAGCTCGCGGGACATGGGCTCTACGAACCTGAAGTCTATCCCGTCGAAGGACCTTCCCCAGATTCCGTAGTCGATCGGGAGGCCGATGCCATGGCTGTCGAGCAGGTCCATGAGCTCGGCCTTGAGCATGTCGGCTATGGGCGACACCTTGCGCGTGGTGCGCTTCATCACGCCGTTTTTCACGAAGCTCGCACGACGGACGATGCTGTCCGCCGCGCGTACGCCGTCGGCGACCCACGTATCCTCGGGAAGCCCCAAGTCCTCCTTGATCGCGGACCACGTGTCGACATAGCTCGGCACGATGATGTCGAGCTCGGCGATTGGCCGGAGTCTCGCCGGCGGCTGATCGACCCCATTGGCGACCAGCCTGAAGAAGCTGGGGTGAGGGTAGCGGTGGATCTTGGAGCCGAACGCCCTCTCGTAGTCTCTGAGCTCCTCCTCGACGAAGGCGAGCTGCGGCAGGTACCAGAGGTACACCGGCACGACCTCGACGCCGGCGTCCCTGAGGGCGCACCAGGCGCCCAGCGAGTCCTTGCCGCAGCTGAATGCGAGCAGCACCGGCCTTCCCTCGTCCTTGAGCCTGGCGATCACCTCAGCTCCCGTCGGCTGCCCCTTGGTCTGCGTCGGCATCGTCGCCCCCGATCTCGATCTCCTCGCCGTGGCCCCTGAGGACAAGGCGGTAGCCCATGTGCCGCGCCATCTCGGCCAGGGTGTCGGCCCTTGGGGTCGATCCCCTGGAGATGGTCGAGCTGACAAAGGTCCTGACCTTGCCCATGCGGCGGGAGAGCTCCGACTTGGGCATGCCGGACGCCCTCAGCATCCGCGATATGGCATCTGGTGTCCTCATGCCACTCATTGTAGCACTGCTGCACAACAGTTGTTGTGTTGATACTGCAGCCCTTCTGTTGTCCGGCAGGCGAGGCGGGAGGGGCTCCTCATGCGTAGGTCCTCGCCCATTGTTCCTCGGGGGTATATAGGCACTATGCCGCCGGGCTAGCCATCGGGTACCCCGGGGGGGCATACCCCCCATGCCCTGGACGAGACGATCGGGCGCGCCCTGCCGCGCGGCCGCGCGCCCTCGCCGCGCAGGAACTCGCGGGTTGTGAGCGCGCCCTTGCGCTGGTTGCAGCGACGATGCACCGCCTGAAGGTTGCCCCAGTCGAGGGCGCAGGCCCTCGCCGACGGATAGCCGAACTCGCGCCACCGCGAGACGGGGCGGTCCTCGTCCACCTCGAAGCACATCGGGTGCCCTGACGGGAGGTCGTAGTCTATCGGCCTGCCGCATATCGCGCACGGAAGGCCGAGCGCCCTGAGCCTCGCCTTGAGCTTGCGGCGCGCAGAGCCATTGGATATGCGGGGGTTGCTCGCCACGGGGGCCTCCTTCCGCAGGCGTCAGGCCCGGTGCCTCGCCGCCCTGGCGTCGAGCGGGCTCACGCGGTTGCGCGCGCACTCGGCGACGCCGCCGTAGCGAGCCTCGGCCACGGCCAGGGCGTCCGCGTCGACGCCCAGGGCCATGAGCGCCGCGCGCATGGCGTAGGCCACGCGGGTGGAGTGGCGGGCCGCCACGAGGGCGATCTCCCGGAGCGTCATGTCGCATCGCCTCCATACGAGTCGGGGCCCGTCCCTGAGGCCCCCGCGAAGATCCCACGATACCCTTGTACCACGTCCTCCCCGGCACGGGGCGGCACGACCCGGCACGACCCGGCAATTTTCTAGCCCTCGGCGAGCCCGAGGCCGGCGACGACCCTGCCGACGCCGTAGGCGTCTATCGCGTCGCAGGCCACCGAGACGGCGTCGCGGCACCACCGCTCGCTCATGCCGCAGCCCTCGGCGACCTCCGTCCACGTCGCGGCGGCGCAGAAGCGCCACCACAGGCAGTCGGCGTACGCCGAGCCCAAGAGCGAGCAGACGCCGCCCGAGCCCGTCTGGTCGGAGCCGTAGATGACGTCGCAGGCCTCGTCGATGATGGCGTAGTCGGCCTCGACGCGCGAGCGCATGCGGGCCTCGTAGTCCATCCTCTCGTCGGTGGCGGCCATGGGGTCCGAGACGCGCCCCGGAGAGGTGCCGGGGCGGTAGGACTGCGCGCGCGGCCCCTCCCTGGACGCCATGCGCGCCAGGGCCCGCCTCGTGCGCTCCGCCTCGATCGCCGAGCGCCTCGCCGCCTCCATGAGGTCCCTCGCGTACGCCCACTCGCTCATGAGCCGATCGCCCGGTCGGTTTTAGTAGGTTCGAGTGGGTTCGAGTGGGTTCGAGCCACGGTCGCGGTCATCTTCCGTCCTCCCTCGTCCACTGCTCCGCCATCGCCCTCGCGATGCCCGGGTACGTCCTGCCCCTGAGCCTCTGCCTGTCCGGCCCCGGGGCCATGTGGTGCACCCTGTGCCTCTCGGCGTCGGGGAGCCGCTCCATCTCGTCTGACACGTCATGCGTCGGCACGAGCGGCGGCAGGCCCCTGAGCCACAGGCACGTCGCCTTGGTCTCCGGGTGGCCGAACTGCCACGGCTGGATGACCTGGTCCGGCCTGCGGTACAGGCGGCTCATGATGTCGACCGGGTTCTCCACAGCCACCCTCGGCACGTGGTCGAGCGTCGCGAGGGCGAGGAAGAGCCCGATCGCCGACTGCTGCCTGCCGTCGCGCCTCTTCTCGGGGAACCACCTGGTGCCTGAGCACGCGAGGTGCGTGCACGGCGGGAAGGCGATGACCATGTCCCACGCCAGCTTGGCGACCTCGACGGCATCCGCCCGGACGTGCCACTCCGGGTGCGCGCCGCCCGTCGGGAGCAGGTCGCAGCTGTACGCCTCGTGCCCGAGCCTTCTGAGCTCAAACGTGACGGCCTGCGACTCCTCGCAGGCGCAGAGGACCCTCATGACCGGCTCACCCCTCCCTCATGAACAGCACCCAGTGCGTCTTGCTCGCCCTCGGCCTGCGGTTGCCGAGAATGGGCGTTGCTGGGCAGCATGCCAGCACGACCTTGAGCGGTATGCGGTACTCGTACCACTTGAAGACCAGTACGCCACCCGGCCGGAGCACCCGAAGGCACTCCGAGAAACCTGCCGAGAGGTCGCGCCTCCATCCCCTCGGGTCGAGCTTGCCGTACTTGCCCACCTGCCAACCGGCACCCACGTCTAGGTGAGGCGGGTCGAAGACGACGAGCGAGAACGACTTGTCGGGGAACGGCAGGTCGCGGAAGTCGGAGACCACGTCCGGGCTCACGTCGAGGGCGCGACCGTCGCAGAGCGTCATGTGGCGCGGGTGGAGGTCGCAGAACGTGACCCTGGGGTCGGCCTTGTCGAAGTAGAAGCTCCTCGGCCCGCAGCACACGTCAAGAGCGGGGCCCATCACTCGCCCCCCCAGCTCGCCCAGCTCCGCGCAGGGGATGCCGATCGCCTCGGCGACGGCTCGCTCAAGCCTCGCGCCCGCGCTCCCTTCCCAGCCGGGCAGCGAGACCAGGAGGTCGTACTCGGTGGAGGGGCCCATCAAGGTCGCCGCCAGCTCCCCCAGGCACACGAGCATGGCCTCCTCGTGGGTGAAGTAGGCAGCCACGCGCTTCATCGGGTTGAAGACGTATCTGGCACCCACGCCGATGCATGTCATCTCGGCGTCCAGGAACCTCTGACACGCGTCTTCCCTCGCCAGGCCCGTGATCGGGCCCGAGAGGAAGACGAGCTTGCCCTCAAGGCCACTCATCTCGCGTCCCCTCCAATCTTCCGCAGGCGGCGGGCGATGGACCGAAGCGGCTTGTAGGGCTCGTCCGGGTCCTGCTCGGAGTCCACCCAGCGGTCTATCTCGTCGGCCAGTGACGCGCACGTGTCGAGGCGGTGGCGGAAGTGACGCGCGAGGTCCGTCGCGCTTGAGTCGCACTCGAAGCCGATGGTCACCATCACGGCCCCCTCCTGGTACTCGATGTGGGTCACTTCCCCGACCTCGGTCCCGCCGCGCGTGGTCTCGAGCATGTCGCCCGGGAGTATCGGCGCGCCGTCGGCGTCCTTGGGCGCCCGCAGGAGCCCGTGGGCGGCCAGCTCCTCGTCGCCCCTCTCGACGTACCAGTCGTCAGGCAGCTCGCAGAGCTCGCGGATGCGGGCGAGCGCGCAGTGCCCATCCGTGGACCACATCGACAACCCCTCGATCTCGACCCCGAGGACATGGAGCAGGCCTCTCATCACGTCGCGCACGTCGCTGCCCATGTCGAACATAACCTCGTCTGCCCTCGCCGCGATGGCACGGCGCTCGTCACTCGTCATCATCGCTCGATCCCATCTCCCATCCAAGGCCGCGCATAGCGTCGTGGAACCTCCTGTACGCGACCACATTGACCCTCGTGCCGTCGATAAGCCCGTTCCTGTACCCCATTCGTTCCTGTACCCCATTCCTATGCCTAGGTATAGACCTATATAGCGCCCGTAGACCCACGCCACGACAGCACAGAAGAATGCTCTGATGACGTCATAGATTGTCATTTCGCTCCTCTCTCATCTCCCTCGCCTCCGTATGTGGCGGGTCTCCCGCAATTCGGACAGGAGGCGGGGCCTCTCTTTGGCTTCTTGTGCGGGAGAATGCCTGGGTGCCTCTCTTCCATCCACTCCATGTACTCGCTCGTGGTGTATCCGAGGTCCTGGGCGTGCTGCGGGTCCTCCGCGCATAGCTCCTGCACGTATGGCGTGCAGTCGCGGCACTCGTGCCACGAGTAGCAGTCGCCCCCGTCCGTGACGAAGCTGTAGCGGTAGGGCTCCCCAGGCTCGATCCGGCGAAGGCACCAGTCGCAGACGTGGACCTTGCGGGACCCCTTCACCTCGCGCACGCGAAGCTCGGTCATCGTTCATCCACCACCCCGTACTCGGCGCGGCGGTAGTCCGTCCCGGTGAAGCGCGCGCCGCATCGCCTGCAGTAGGCGTCGTAGGGGTCAATCAGCCAGTTGCACGCGCCGCAGTTGCAACGCCGCGCGCCGGTGCCGTAGCTCACGAGCTTGCGGTGCGCGGTCCTGCCCATGTCCGTGGCATCCGTGGCGCTGACGCGCGGCCTCTCGGTCACAGGCCACCACCCCTCCCGACGGGGTGGTCGACCTCCGAGTGCCCGCTGTTGGCCACCATGGCCCGCATCATGCACATGAGGATCTCGGATGCCGGCCGCGCCCTCGTGACCCAGTCGTTGCGGTATCCGCTCTTGACCTCCCTGAAGGTCGCCCAGCCGTTGCGCCCTATGCCATAGACCAGCGGGTTGGCGTGCGTCGTGGCCTCCACGAGCCCCCGGTCGTAGCCGGTGTCGGAGGCGCCTTGGTGCGTGCGGGCGAGCAGGTACGGCCGCAGGACCTCCACGGGCATGACCACCCAGTTCACGTCGCCGAAGAAGTTGAGCCCGTGCCCGCTCCTGAGGTCGTCCATGCAGCTCTTGACCTCGTAGAAGGTGAACGTGCCGCGCTCCACGTGGGCGGCGTCCGTGTACGAGTGCGATCCGTAGGGCTCGAACTGGACGAAGTCAACGCGCACACGCGGCTCGTGCGCCATGCCGTTGTAGAACTCGACCTCATGCGCCCAGTAGGCGTAGGCGTTGCGCCGCTCCAGCCGGCACCTCACGAGCTCCCGCGACAGCAGAGCGGTGATCTCCTTGCGTCCCATGCCCCCGCACGCGGGCCTCAGCCCACAGGCCTTGTAGGCCTCCTCGTCACTCATCCCGGACCTCCTCGTAGGTCGCCTCGAACACGTCTGGCTTGCACGGGTACAGCTCGTCCTTGACGCCACGGATGATGTAGTCGCCGAGGCTGGCGTCCATCTCACCCTCTGGCGTCCTGATGGAGCACTCGACTGGATAGTCAGGGTTCTTCCTCTGGTACGCCCTCCCGTCCTCCATGGCGTCGGCGAGCCACGTCGGGTAGTCGTGCCTCCTCATCGTGCCGAGCCCGAGCCTGAACGCCTCGATGACCACGGGTCTCTTGCGGTACCTAGGCATCCTCCCCACCCCCGTCAACGACGCGTCGGCCGCAGGAGGGGCAGAACTCCCATCCGTACCCCTCGTCCAGGTCCTCGCCGCACTCGGAGCACACCTGCGTCTCGTCCTCCACGACCCTGTGGCACGTCGGGTCTATCAGGTCGACGAGCCGTCCGTAGAGCCGCGCCGGCTCGTCCTGCCTGAGTCTCGTGGCGTCAAGCAGTCCGGACAGCATCGCCAGGGCCCTGAGCGGGGAGCCACCCTTCCCGCCCACGGCCGGGTGCACGGGGTACTCCCGCAGCCTCCTTGCCACCTCGCGCCTCTCGTCACTCATCTTCCCTCCTCGTACATCCAGCCCAGGAGGCGATAGATACCCTCCCGGATTTGCTCGCTCGTGTATCTCGTCCTCTTGGAGAGTGAGTCGGCTATGCGCTCGACGTGCCAGGCCACGTTGCCGTGCTCGTCCTCCCAGGGGACGTATAGGCTCTCCCTCATCGGTCCTCCTCCATCGCCTCGGCCATCTCGGCGCACTCCTGCGCCTCCATACGGACGACCTCCCTGTAGCACGCGAACTCTCCCTGCACGTCCCCGCTCTCGCCGTCGCACCAGTCCTCCCAGAAGCCCTTGATGAAGGGCTTGCACTCCCGGCACGCGTGGCGCGAGAAGGGTCCCTCCTCGTCTATCCCGTGCTCCAGCAGGGCCTCCTCGCCAGCCGCGATCGGCTCTCCGCAGTAGGAGCACCGGTGGGGCCTGCGGCACCTGACCCTCCTGGCCTCGTACGCGTCACATCCCATCGCCGTCTCCCTCCCTGAGGCTCGCATATCGCATGTGCGCCCATATGCACCTGCCGTGGGGCAGGCGGTCGGCCTCCCCCTCGGCCTCGGCCTCCGCCATGCCGTCCTCGACGAGGGCGTCCACCACGTCGTCCCTGTCGTCGTAGACCCGCGTGTCATACGACCACCACCTGCCGAGGCGGGCGCCCGCGAGCTCAAGGACGTACCAGTCGAGGTCCTCTCCGGTGCCGTCCCCGCCCATCTTGAGGACGGGCAGCCCCGGGTTCTCCGCCATCAGCCTGGCGAGCCTCTCCTGCGGCGTCACCGGCGTCACCGGTACCGCCCCCTCTCCTCGTTGGCCCGCCTGACGTCCTCCATCGCGCGGTCGAGCTCAGCCTGCGTGGCGCCGAGCGCCGCCGCGAGGTTGAGCGCCGCCTGGATGACGTCGCAGCACTCCGTGAGGGCACTCCGTCTGAGGGCGTGCCGTCGCCTCTGCTCCTCACCCAGGTGCCCGCCCCACGACCGGGCGGCCTCGCAGGCCTCCGACGCCTCCTCCAGCACCTTGGTCGCCTTCCCCTTGAGGTCGCCGATGTCGAACGTGTCGACGTGGACCCAGTACCTCATCCCTCGACCCCCGTTCCCCTCAGTGCCTTGCGCAGGTCCCTGGCCATGCCCCTCAGGTCCCCCGCCGCGACGAGGACCCCCTCCCAGGCGTGGGCCTCGTCTGCGAGGTCCTCCAGCTGGCGCGCCACGTCCGCCACGGGCCCCA